AAAGGAAAATACACAATAAAAAATAAAACTAAATATCTTGGTGACCCAACCAAGGTAAAGTATCGTTCGTTATGGGAAAGGCAAACATTTAAGTGGTGTGAGAACAATCCACGCGTAAAGAAATGGAACAGTGAAGAAATAGTTGTACCTTATAAATGCAAAACAGATGGCAGATTACATCGCTATTTTGTTGATTTATTAGTAGAATTAGACAATAAGGATATCATTCTTGTTGAAATCAAACCTAAAAAGCAGACAGTCGCACCAAAGAATCCTAAGCGAAAGACTAAAAAGTATGTCAATGAAGTGATGACATATATTAAAAATACATCTAAGTGGGAAGCTGCTAATCAATACGCAGAACATAAAGGTTGGAAGTTCCAGGTATGGACTGAGGACACTTTAAAGAATCTAGGCATCAAACTACTAAAATCTTGATATAAATAGTATATATGGCAAGTTTATTTGATACATTACAGGCTAATGCATTCCGTGCGGGGATCACTGCAAGGACCAAAGCATCTCGTGAATGGTTTCAAAAGAAAGTTGGTGAATTAGGAAATGTTAACAGAACAGCATTGCTTAAGGATACAGCTTTAGATCCAACATCTACTGAATTAGCAGGTAGTATGTATATGTATTTTTATGACCCTAAAACAAAAGAAAAGCTACCGTATTACGATAGATTTCCTTTAGTTATTTTAGTTGAAGATGCTGAGGGTGGATTCTATGGATTGAATTTACATTATCTCAGACCAGATATCAGAGCTAAATTTCTTGATGAACTCATGAAGTTAGCTCCTAAAAAAGCTACTGAAAAAAGTAGAATAACTAAAATGAAATATGATTTATTAAAAGGTGTTCAGAAGTATAAAGAGTTTAAGCCATGCTTTAAACACTATTTAACTAGCCAAATAAAAAGTAAAATGGTGAGAGTTCCAATGACCGAATGGGAAATTGCTGTATTCTTACCAACAGAACAATTTAAGAAAAAAGCGAAAGCTGCTGTATGGGCAGATTCAATTAAGATTGCGAGGAAGAAATAATGCCATTTGGTAAACGAGGAAACATCGATACACTAAAAGCTACCATTGCTAAAAAGAATGGTGTTGCTAGAACTAACAGATGGAATGTTATATTTACTCCGCCTAAGCAATCATTACTCAATTTAAATCCAGAAGCATTAGTTGGTCAATTAGCTTCTGGTGATGTACCTAGTATTAAAAATTTTATAAACGATCCTAGGGATATCGCTATATTATGTGAATCAGTATCACTACCAAGTAGAGAAATATCTAGTGTAGATTACATGGCTGATAAGCAAAGCAATAAGTTTCCTAACACACTTATTGATGGTGAAATTGAAATGACCTGGATTTTAACTCAAGACTATTATATGAAAAACATATTTGATGGCTGGTTATCATCTATTATCGATATGGACACATACACACTTGGTTATAAAAATGATTATTCAACTGATGTTATAATTCAGCAATTGAATGTCGACAATATACCAATTTATGGTGTTAAGTTAGAAAAAGCATACCCACTCAGTGTTTCTGCTATTGAGCTCAATCAATCGGAGAATGAGATTAGCAAAATTACAGTGACGTGGGCTTATGATAAATATGTAGTTGAAGGACCGATTTCTAGTACTAAATCAGTAATAGAAAATGCAACTTCAATACTTGGAATTGGATAAAATATAGGAGAATATTATGGCTTTGCCACAAGTGAATGCATCCCGATATACTACGGTAATACCTAGTACGGGTGAAGAAATAGAATTTCGACCTTTTTTAGTAAAGGAAGAAAAATTACTAATGGTTGCTTTAGAGTCGAAAGATCAAAAGTTAATCGTTAGAACATTAAAGGATGTAATATTAGCTTGCACCTTTGATAAAGTTAATGTAGCTAAATTAGCTAGCTTTGATTTAGAATATCTGTTTTTACAGTTAAGAGCTAAGTCAGTAGGTGAAACAGCTAAGATCGCGCTAAAATGTACTGAGTGCGATGAAAGTATGAAACATAATGTCGTACTTGAGGACATTAAATTAAATGTACCAAAGGATAAAAAGATTGTAATGCTAACCGATAAAGTTGGTATACAATTTAAATATCCATCAGTCAATGACATGGACGAATTAAATTTATCGGACATTGAAGGTTTAACGCAAGAACAGCAATTAGCTGCAACTGAAACGTTAATACTAATTTCAATGGATCAGATATTTGATGAAGACGAAGTACATGCGGTAGAAAATTATACTAAAGACGAACTTATTGATTTTGTTGGTGGCTTAAATGCAAGTCAATTTCAAAAAGTTACAGAATGGTTCGCAGATATGCCAGCATTGAAACATACTCTCAAATGGGATTGTAAAAAATGTGAGCATAGTAATGTAGTAGAGTTAAGAGGCCTACAAAGTTTTTTTACTTAGGCCTTTCACATGATACTCTGGTAAACCATTACAAAGTAAATTTCGCGATGGCACAACATCACGGATATAGTTTAACAGAGTTAGATAATATGCTACCATGGGAAAGGGAGATATATGTGGCTTTGTTACAACAGTTTATAAAAGAAGAAAAAGAAAGAAACGAAGAATTAAAAAGGAAAATGAAAAAATGACAGACGAAGTAATCAATAAAAAAATACAAATTGATTTAGAAGTAGATACTAATACTGTTAACTCAGGCATTAATCCATATCAAAAGTGGATATTTATGGCAAGAGCAGTCGATGCTTGGAGAATTTTTCCAAGATTATTCTTATCAGTATATATCTTCTTACTATACAAAACAGTTTTATGGTATATGGACTTGCCGGATCCTACAATGGAACAATCAGGATTAATTTCAGTGATTGTTGGTGCAGGAGCAGCCTGGTTTGGTCTATATGCTGGTACATCAAAATCAAGTAAGGCGTTTAACGGAGAGAAGTAATGGCCAAAGATCCTAGCGGTAAAATAGAAAGTGGTTCAATAAGTGATTTAGTTAAAAAGTTTGAGGCTAGAAACTCTGGACAAGAGGAAACAGCTAGAAAGCAAATAAACAGATTAGAAAAAATATCTGAAAAAATCCAGGACCAAACTAAAACAATAGACTTACAAACAAGTATGTCCAAAGAAACACAGGATAAACTTAATAGTCTACGAATGACTACCGCTGCTGGAGATCCATTACTAGAAACTTTAAAACAAGACTTTTTAACATCTAATACAGCATTAGAAGAAGCCATAAAATCTGGCGATCAAAAGAAAATTGAATTAGCTAGAGAACAAGTTGAAGCAGCTCAAAATGCTATAGAAAGCGAAGAATCTAGACGAGAAGCTCTTGCTAAGCAAGACGAAGCCAACAGCTTATTAGCTGGTTTAGGCGATAAACTATCAGCTGGTAGAGATGCAGCTGTTGCAACTGGTGGATTTTTAGCAGGTATTGCAGCCCTTGCATTACTATTCATGGATCCAGAAACATTTGCTAATATCGTAATGAAAGGTATTGAAGCTTTAACCACAATATTTGAAACATTTGGATTTTTAATTGATGGAGATATGGAAGGTTTGAAAGCTCACCTTGATGAAAATAAAGGGCTATTTGGTGGTATACTAGCTGGTATAGGAGTATTCTTCGCTGGTCCTATAATGAATGCTATATCATTTTTATCCGATAAAATGTCAGCATTTGGAACATTCTTAAAGTCTGAGTTTGTAGCTGATATGGTATCTAATTTAAAATCAATGATGGCATCAGTAGGCAAAGCACTGATGAATCCAATCACTACCTTAAAGAATTTATTCCTATCTTTCCAAACAACAATGGTCGGTCAATTCTTGGTACAGATGACCGATAACTTAAAATCTATGATGGCTTCAGTTGGTAAAGCTTTAATGAATCCAATTACAACATTAAAGAATTTATTTATGGCATTTAAAACATCTATGGCAGTTACATTTGTGACTGATATGACTAAAAACTTAGTGTCAATGATGGCCTCAGTAGGTAGAGCAGTATTAAATCCTATAGCTACTCTAAGAAAATTATTCATGACATTTAGAGTATTCATGACAGCCACATTCATACCTGGTATGATTGCAGCTTTAACTGGAATGTTAGCATCTATCAGTGGATTACTTACAGCCATGGCTCCAATATTAATACCAATACTTGCAATTGGAGCTGTATTTGCACTTATTGGACTTGCACTAACCAGTATTAGAGATGCCATGGGCTTTACATCTATATTCGATGTTATAATGCTAGGTGTTGCACACTTAAAAGATGCATTTGCTCATGTAGTTAATGCAATAGGATCTATAGTTAATTTCATATTTGGTATTGTAGAAGGTATCGCTAGCTTTATAGGATTTGATGTAGAGTTACCTAAGGTACCGAAAATGTCTACTGACAATGCTGAAAGGAAAAAAGCTGAGTTAGATTTAAAAGCTGAAGCGGCTAGAGTAGAAGCAGAAGCTGAAGCTGAAAGACAAAGATTATCAGAAACTGGTACAGGTACAGAAATTAACAATGACTCTACTGCAAATGCATTAGATGATACTCAACCACCAGTAACTGTAGTACAATCTAATCAATCAGTAGAAACAACCAAAAATAATAATAAACAAAATAACATTACAGTTATGTCAAGGTCAAAAACCTCATCACGAGACGATTACTTGGCTTCCTACTTAGCATATTCCAGATAAAAAAACGGGGGACCCGAAGGTCCCCACATTCGACCGCGCAAAGTGCACTTTTACCGGCCTGGCCAATATATATCGACTAGATAATATCGACTACTCTTTTGCTAATTTAGCGAAGTAACTCAGTGTATCTTCTTCCTCAGCATTTGCACTATCTGGTTCACCAAATGGCATTGCGTCGTCAGAAGCTATAACTGGTTCTTCAACAACAGGTGCAGGCGATGGAGTGTCCATTGATACTCCGGCATCGACACCGAGAACTCTATTGAGTTTCATTTTCAATTCATCATATGATTTGTAGTTCTCTGGTTTTAAGAAGTCCTGTAGGGAATATAGTTTATTATATACTTCCTCTAATCTTTCTTCGTCGCCTTCATGTAAAGCTGATGGAGCACTAAATTCTGATTTGTCATAGTTAATCCATCCTTCTACTTTTCTGATCTTAATTTTAAAGTCAGCACCTTCCCAGAAATCGTATGGATTTACTGGCTCTTCGTCTGCAAATTGTGGTTGCATAACATCCATGATTTTATCAAAGATCTTTTTACCAAATTTATAGAGGAATACCTTTCCTTCGTTTTCTGGATTAGATGGGTCAGATATTACAAGAACATTACTTACATAATGTAGTCGTCTTTTTCTTTCCCTTGCGATAGCTTTATCCTCATCTCTACCAGAATTCCAAAGCACTGAGTTCATTTCAGATACTGGATCTTGCTGACCAATTGAGGTTAAAGAATTTTCTATATACCATAGACCTGTAGGACCTTTGAATCCGTGATCCCAGTATCTTACCCATGGAAGATCTTCGCCTTCCTGTGCTGGTAAGAACCTGATTACAGCGAACCCGTTGCCTGCTTTATCTCTGGTAGGTTTCCAAAAACGATCATCGTCATAAGAGTTTGATTCTGTTTTTGGCGTGGATACTGCTTCCGCAGCTTTTACGAGTTTATCGATTGATGAGCCTCGTGAGCTCTTTAAATTTGCAAATGACATATTATTTTCTCCGTATATTGCGTCGTATTTACTGAATTATCCACTTTATTCATAATATAATTGTAGTATATTATACCATACTACGAGGTATTTGTAAAGGTTTTTCTGCATAATGTTTTGCATTTATCCATATTAAACTTTACGAATGGAGTGTATTTCTCTATTAATCTTTTCTGATCAGGCCAAATAATTGTGTCCTTAATCTTCTTAGATTCACGAGGAATAAACTCCAGTATAGAATTAAGAATAACTACAGTTTCTAAATGTATTTCTTCTTGCATCCATAACTTTATGATTAGAGGGTGTTGTCCATCTTCTGATATCAGAAGCTTTTCAAAATCATAATCACTTAGTTTATTTATATCAATTTCAAACACTCGATGAATGCTTTCTTTGATTTTTTTGTACTCTTTGTAGTTTTTCTCACCGCTTTCATTTACCATATCTCCAGCGTATGCTACGCCAGCTTTAAAATTTGCTACATAGTAATCTAATAAATGTTTACCATGATGCTTAGCAATTTTAGCAAAGAAAAACTTATCCTTTCGTTTAAAAAACGATGTTGGTTTTACTGTTGTTTTAAAGTTATATTTAACTGCATCGTAATCAGTTTCAAAATGTAACTTTAATGAGTTATATAATTTATATGCTTCAAATGGGTCGTTCATAGTCTTCCTGTTCTTATAAGCCACCATCTAAAGTATTTTCTACCCTCACCAAGCCGTGCTGATCTCATTGGGTTATAAATCATATAGGTAATTTATTTGTTTTTTTATCTCTAATTAAATTAGCCTTAGATACTTGTGCTGTAAGTTTTTCTTTCAGCGATGGCGTTAAAAGTTTTGGTACATTTCTAATATCCAATCCTCTTTGCTTTACCACATAAGCCATGGCATCTAAATAATCCAATTTCTTTTCCGCCACGAGCTCTTCTACTGCTTTAGAAAATCTCTTGCGTGTCATTATTTTTTCTTCTAATGTCATATCACTCTCAATAATATACAGTCCTTATTGATTCTACCATTAGGTGCTGTAATTTTAGTTGTTAATGTTTCCCATACCTTCTTAATTTTAGTCGGTGCGAGTGTTAAAAATTGTGGTAAAACTTCCTCTGGTTTTCTAAGCTTTGTAGTTTTACTTAGCTTATCGTCAAAGTTCTTAATTGAAGTACCACGGACTTCAAATCCTTTTGTGCTTGTGGTAATATACTCTGCAAGCTTTCTTGTTTTAGTGTTATATACAAATAGTCTTTCTTTTCCTGGTATCATTACAGGGTTAATAGAGACTAATTTTGCATCGTCATCTCGTTCTTTATAATTTAGTTTCTTAACTTGTAGATCTGATGCCTTTGGCTTTTTAGCTCTTGGCACTCTGGCTGATTTAGTATTGAGTTTTAGTCTATCAATATCTGCTATAATCTTTTCGA